AATGTGAATGCCAGCTTGCTAGCAACGCTGGACTTAACCTTGATTAGATTACCGGCAGAAAGACCCATACCTGGAGAGAGTATGTGAGTCTTACCATTGGATAGAGATACTGTTTTGAAAAGCATCTCCTTGTCGTTATCACCAACCGAAGCAGCCACCTTTAGTCGAATATCGTAAGTGACTGCCCCGCTGTGCAGGTTGCAGATTATGATCGAAGATATGATCGAGTAGGTCTTCGGAGACAGGGACTTCGGGGCCACCTGGACCGTAAAGGGCGAACTCGTAGTGGATGCAACCGTCGTCGCAGCAGCAACCGGGACCGTGTACGCGGTGTTCTCGTTCGTGTCGGAGGGAAGTATCTGGGCAAGTATCTTGTAATTATCAGCCACTACCCGACCTCAACCTGGCCGACAGGAATAGTAATAGAGGAAAGCCTAAGGGACGACGCCGTAGAAATCGAAGAGCGTCCGCCCTCAACTCTGTCGAGAGTCGCTGAAATCTCAAGCAGGGAATTCTCCAGGCCCCTCCTGAAGAGCGACTCCTCCTCCCTGGAATAATAGTCTCCGGGAACCTGTAGGGGTCTGGGTGTCGGTGCCATCATCTACCCCCATCCGGTCTTCCATCAATCCTGCTGTCGCCCAATCGCCAGTGGAAGTTCTCGGCACTGGACGAAAACTTCACAGACATCGAACGACCCCTTATCCTTTGAGCCGTATCGTTGCTAACGGGAGTGAACGTACCCGGGATCTTGTCTACAGCGACCACTTGACTCACAGTATCCGTAACCGAACCACCGGGGAAATCTTTGGCAGAAATATCTAGAGTTACTGTCGGGCTTGCATTACCCGAATACTCCGGAACCATCAGGTCCGGTATGAACCTGGATACAAACGTAAACTTGTCGCCATCCGAGATATCTATATCCCCACTCTCCACAAAGCAATCCTTCGTGCCCATGACAGCGGACTCCACCGGACTCAGTTCGTGCATGACAATGTTGGATTTAAGAACGGGGGGGACGGCTGTCTTATCTATCTCGCTAATATATGTAGCCGTGGGAAACGCCCTCGTTATTGAATCTTCCCACGACGTTCTATTGTAACCGGTGACCACTGCATCAGATGCCACCACGGACATGTCGAATGACCCGATGTGCCATGTTTTCTGTAGATAGTCGAGACAGACATACCTATCGCACTCGTCCGAGTCCGAGGACGGATACATCCAGTACACTTCATTGAAGGCTGAATTCGACCCAGCGAACACCTTCTCGGCCTGATCCCTGTTCATATCCTCGAATACAAACTTTGCGACCGGGGAGGGAATCGGCTGGACAGACCCAGAGTAAGAGTAGAACCCGTCGTCACCCATGTAGAAGATTGCATTAGAGACGTTAATCGCACTCATCGGCGAGAGAATGTTCACATTGCTGCTGATCAGATTAAACCCGAAAATACTCGGGGGTCCAATAAACCTCATTGAGTAAAGCGCGGAATCAGTCCATATTAATATTTCGGACTGCGTTGCTATGGCTCTGACAATCCTNGACCCGATGCGAAGCATCTGACCGCCCGAACTATTATCTGTGCTGGGTTCCCAATCGAATGGATTATTCTGATCAGACCACCTGACAAGCAAATTATTTTGGGATGTCGAACCCAAGTCATTACAGCCAAACGCAATCACATGGCCATCACTTTCGGAGACAAGGAAACTATCGACTATTACGGGAGACTCCGCTTCCCCGTCGAAGGAGCTGAGTACCTGTGCCCTAGTATCATTCGCCGGATCCTTCGGCGTGTTGTTCTCGATATTCTCGCTTACGTCGTAGTAATAAATTGGCCCACCACGATTGCTGATCATAAGATCTTCATTATAGTTGTCTATCGAAACGCGCCTCATCTCATCCGTAACTATGGATCCAGACATGGCATAATCCCAAGAAATTGTCCCGGCATCAAACGGACCAGCGCCCCATCCGCCAGCAAATATAACCTGATCCACCTGTCCGACATTTACCTGGTAATCGGCATCAACCGTATCGCCGTCACCAGTGTCCGATGCGTTCGCGGGCACAGAAACGGTTATCTTGTAGGAGTCATCATCAATAACCTCCGTTATTTGATGCTCACCGTTTATCACCGCAGCAATAATCGCACCACCGAGTGACACGGCGCTGCTGTAGGTCACGAAATCATACTGAACAGCGCCGTGGCTAGTGTGCGAAACAGTCAGCACATCCTCCGTATCCACGGCAGCAAATGTCACACCGGAAGTAACACTGGACCTGATGGGCGTTATATCCCTGGCAGCAATTCCACCTATCGCGTAGAACTTCCAGTTCGTCCCCACGCACCCAAGCTTGTTGCTGGAATAATCAGTCCATGTGAAAATGCCCCTGGCCAACCCCAGCATGGAAGAATCCTCACCCTGGTATGTTGTCAGTGTTCCGGAATCAGCCCACCCACCTATCGACTCAGCGTAACCACCCCTGAACCTCACATTGTTTGAATTGTGCCATGAGGAACCAGAAGAATACTGGGTGGATTCCTTGTTTATCCCGGGGGGTATCGAAATCTTACTAATCAACGTACCAACCATTCGCTAGTCTCTTCCGAAACAATCGAAAGCAAGCGCCAAGATGGGTTGGTTGGTTGTCCGTCCTTTATATGTATCCTTCCGACCAGGCCAATCGGGGACCACTCGGGGCGATGACCCCTGGGTAAATAACTCCTGTCCTCGTCATAGTCTGGATTCTTCACGGGTCCGGGCTTACCGTTGACGGCCCGCTGCACCACTCTCCCGAATTCATCCTTGAGATACTTCTTGTCCCAGTGGCTCCATGCCGTATTGCCTACAACGCACGCAGTTCCAGTTACTACACCGAAGACATCATCGGGGATATCCCCCTCTCTGGAGGGCCTGATCTTCCCCGATGATGCCACTACGACCGTGAGGCCGATACGATCCTCTCCCGTGGGGTTACCGTCGTCCCACTCAAACATATCCGCGTAATCCGCAGGGCTGCTGTAAGTACCAGTATCGTTGTAGACCGATCCGGTGCCGTCTACCTTGAACTCCACATCCCCGTTCGCAATCCCCTCGAAGAAATTGAACGCCGAGTTGGCAGCCCTGGTGGTAGTTACGTTACACCCGGTACCAGAATAGCTAGCATGTGTCGCGCTCACGGTAAAGGCATCATTCGACGTATGCGCAGAATTTATCTGAACCTTATCGTTATCGAACTCACCGTAGATCAACGGGGTGGCACTGCTGCTATTTTCTATATACAGCTTGTTACTACCGGTCTCTGCCTTACCGGCCTCATACCCAATCATAATATTTAGAGCACCGCTCACAAGGGCATAGCCAGTATTGGTCCCTATGCAAATATTCCCATACGCACCAACGGCAACCTTCAAGGACTCGGAGCCCAGGGCAATATTATTGGAACCCGACGGAACGCTGCTTCCGTCGTACATTGAATTGTAACCAATGGAGATGTTTGCACTACCGCTCGCCGCCTTGGCCTGAGAATTTGACCCAAGGGCGATACAGTTGGTGTTGCTCGTATACTGGCCTAGCGCATTGAACCCCACCGCAACGCAGTCATCACCCGTGTCCGCACCGTCGTCGGCACCACGGAGCGAGAAGGCACCCACGCCCACATTGTTGCTAGCACCATTTAGGAGGGTCCCCTTATGGTACTGACCAGAGCTTCTGCCGATGTAGGTACAATTGGTGTTGTACTCAGAGGTTTCACCTGCCGTAGACCCGACAAAAACATTCCCACTTGAGTTCACAGCCGTCTTACCGGCCTCATACCCAACGGCAACGCAGTCGTCGTTTGCAAGGAGGGAGCTGGTGGCAGACATGGCCGCACTGCCCACTACGGTGTTCCTGTCGGACCCCGCCCCGAAGCTAGCGCCAGCGCTGGTTCCAATCTTAAAATTGCCAGACCCGAGACTCGTCGTGTCGCCGAGCGCCACACCATCTATCGTGCCGCCGTTAATGTCCACCTTGGCGAACACGGCCTGATTGTTTGTTGTATCGAATACAGCGATATCGCTTGTGCCGTCGGTAATTTTCAGGGCAGACGTTTGACTGTCCGCAATATCTATCTGGGCGGTAGTATCGTCCTGGAAATCAAGGTTACCAACCTGCAAATACTCAAATGCATTNTTCACACTATTGGCAGCAATCNTTGTACCCGTNCCCTTGGCGGTTGCTGACGTAAATACCGCAGCAAACCTACCGTTCCGGACAACATAATCANTACCATTCAGATCTAGTTGCAGGTTCTGNCCACCGCTCAGAGCGTTCTTTACAAAAAACATCCTGTCTGGATAATCAGAGCTTGAGTTCCCCCGGATTTGGACAGTAACAGCACCCCCCAGGTTGGCCCCGGCGTCTCCGAAAACGACAACCCTCGCCCTCCCGGAGCCAACGGCAGCGGAACCAGCAGTCCCGGCAGCAGCAGTGTTTTGCTGCAACCATGTCAGGGTCAAGCTCCCCGATGTCCATGTAGAGCCAGACGGAGGAGATGTCACATTGACAGCAACGGAACCGCCTACGGCATCCTCGAATCTCGCAAGATTCTCATTCGTACTACTTCCCCAGGTCCCTGCCTCAAGGCCACTGCCAATCAGCTTAACCTGATACCCGCTCGAATAGCTAGTTGCCATCAAAGTTCCCTATCATTGTACTGGTACACTCTTCGCCCCGTCAGTATACGAGTCTGCACTCTGCCTACCCTCACCGAAAGCCTTCACCATCCCCACACCTTCCTGAAACTGTGCCTGATAATTCTGTATCAGATCGGGTTCACCCTTCATGAAGCTGTACGCCTCCGCGAGGCATCCATTTAGCAATACCTGCGGGAAAGTAGCGCTCAGCCATGTGTACCCCTCCCCAACAGTAACAAGGGAATCATCGGTGGTCTTACCATAGTAATCAACAGTCAAGGCGTAAACCGCATCGGGGATAGGCCCAAGTCTTATGGTGACACCCGGGTTTGCTGCCGACCTGATCCCCGCAGTTGAAATCGCGTAGTACTTGGGAATTCCTGTAGACGGATCACCCGTTGTGCCGGGATACGCCTCAAGCAGGAAGTCGTAGTCCTTCCTTAACAAGTACCTGACGGGTCCCTTCGACACCTCGCCCGGGACCGAAGCCTCCGTCTCGTTCAGCCTCACAGATAAAATATCAAGGGAGCCAGCAGCAACCCCGTAATCAGCATCGTCACCGGCGGTTACAAGCGATACGTCGCTCTTCCAGAATGCTGGCATCTGAACGGCTGCGAAAACCTTATCTTCCACGGAAATAATAAAGTCATCAAGGTGACTAACGAATGTGGCCTCTGAATTCTGGCAATAGTCCTGTATCGCCGTCTTCAGGGTAGACAACATGTAGGCCAACTAAATCATCCCCCTAGTACGAGTTCCCCTGATCGCCCTACCAATACCCCGGGTAGTCAGGTTCTTACCGACGCGCACCTTGGCCTGACCGTCCGTGAGCCCGCCCACATTATATCGTTTCGGAATTTCCATAGGAATTCCCGTCTTCGCGGAATACTCCTGGGCCTTCCTGACGCCTTCGGCGTCGTAGCTAAATTCTTTCCCACCAACCTTGGGCATTAGTTTTCCTCCACACTTACTGAGTTAATGTCATACAGGGCTCCCGAATTAAACGATACACCCGTGAAATCGCTAAATACAAACCTTAGGGATGTCACGACGCCCGACCAGTCCGCATTCCCAAGCATGTCGTACTCTAAGGTGACCCACTTATCCCCCATCGACTCATCCCAATCTGGCTCCGGAAGAGACACGCTGTATCCATCGGAAAACGGATCGGGATCATCGGGGTCATCCGTCTTCCCCCACTTGAACTCACCGAGCCAGGAACCAAGGTGGAGGATGCTGCTCGCTTCGGACTTCTTCAGCGTAACCCTGACAATATTTAGTGGACGCCCAGATGCCAGGGCGGAGTCGATATCTATGCTCGCGAACTGGCCCTCGGAACCCTTTTCGTAGTAGTCGAAACCGGTCAGGCCATCGGTGAGCGATTGGATTTCGACGTACTTACCATCACGCCACACAACCTGCCCACCTGCTAAGGTAGTAATCTTGTCCATACGCCATTCCTCGACGCTAGTCTCGAAGTTCCAGACACTGCCGGTACCCCACCTGCTGGCCTCCTGCGCCGTATCCGGCCTAGGATTCCTGAGGGCCTGGGGATCATCCACTGGCCAACGCCCCAGCGCATTCTGCGGGTGATCACCGTCCCAGCATTCCTGGCAAACCAAAATACCGGTCTCCTCCAGGTTGACCACTTCGCCCTTCAAGTCATGAAGGGGTGACCGAAACCCGCACCTGTCACAGAACCCAAAAGCCTTCTTTCCGGATGCGTAAGCCTGAGTCAACTCTAGTACCCCAGAATCCTGGGGACAAACCTGGCCGAGGTCTTCTCCCTATCTTCCTCGGCAGCCATTTGGAATTGCTCCTCATACATCTGCTTCAATATACCTATCTTCTGCGTAGCCTCCGGCCTCTTGCACGCGATCTGATAGGACAGGCCCGATATCAATGCAGGTATAAATCGATCCGGAACCTGCATCGTATTGGAAGCATCGTCCCCGGTGTCGGATATTCTCTTGACCCTCCAGTAAAGCAACTTGTACTCCGAGTCCTTGTCGGGAACCGGCCAGAGGGTTATGTCGCTGTACTGATGAGTTCCACCTGCGGCAACATCCAGAATCTCTTTCCTCTGGAGATAATATTGCAACGGTCTTCCCTGGCTAAGTTTATTGGGCAGCGAGGCGTAGGTTGGCTGGGAGATCCTGCTCATATGATAATCTGATTGAGTCGAAGCATCCTCATCGTTGATTCGTATAACTATATCGAGGAGCGATGTGGTCGCCGAATCGAGCCTGTACGAAGCC